AGGAGTTGCTTATAAGGAACTTAACAAAACGCCAATATTTGGCGCTGGAACTGACATAAGCATAAACGCAGATGGATATATTGCCTCATTTATTACAGATGCTGGCGACCCTAATAAACTACTTATTCCAGCTGGAAACTGGAACTTAGAAACCTATTTTAGCGCGTCAAGTAGTGGTGGAACGCCTTCGTTTTATGTTGAGCTTTACAAGTACAATGGCTCGACATTTACTTTAATTGCATAAAGTAGCTCAGCGCCTGAATTAATCGCTTTTGGCACAAATTTAAATCCATATTTCAGCACGTTAGCGGTGCCTGAAACAATTCTAACTTTAACAGATAGGTTGGCGCTTCGATATTACGTTACACATTCAGGCCGTACAATCACTTTGCATACAGAAAACAACCATTTATGCCAAGTTATTACCACGTTTACAACTGGCTTGACTGCATTAAACGGACTTACTAGCCAAGTGCAATATTTAACGGTTGGGACTAGCGGAACAGACTTTGCAATTTCTAGCGCAAGCGATACCCATACGTTTAATTTACCAACGGCAAGCGCGACAAATAGAGGCGCTTTAAGCTCGGCGGATTGGACAACGTTTAACAATAAGACCTCAAACCTTGGAACGGTTACCTCTGTCGGCTTATCATCAGCCACTAGCGGCGTTACTATTGGCTCAACTCCAGTAACAACAAGCGGAACTATTACCTTAGCAATTGCAACGGCCAGCGGCTCGCAAAATGGCTTGTTATCGAGTACCGATTGGACTACCTTTAACTCTAAGCAAAACGCGCTTACTAACCCAGTAACGGGAACGGGAACGACTAATTACTTGCCAAAGTTTACAGGCAGTACAACGATTGGGAATTCAATAGTTAGTGAAAGTTCAGGTATTATAACTGTTGCTGGTAGATTTAATGCGAATGGAAATGATTATCATACATTATCAGTTGATGAAGGTAGTGCACAATTAAGACTTGAAAGAAAAATTACAAGCACAGGTCTAATGTATTTAGGTGCTGACAATGTTGGTTTTAAAATATTTGACTCTGGGTTTACGCCTCGTTTAATTTTAACCAGCGGTGGCAACCTACTTGTCGGCACAAATACAGACGCTGGCTTTAAGCTAGATGTTAACGGTACTGGGCGGTTTAGTGGGAGTGTGACGGCTGGAAATATTATTGCAAGAAGAGACTCTACAACTAGCGCAACAGACGCTCAATTTATTTCAGAAAATCGAACAGGCAGTTCAGGACAATATGCTATATATGGAAGCAGATTAGATAATGGTTCAGGGGCTGGTTTTGTACCTGTTGCTTTTGGGGCTATTCAAACATCTGGAGCGGGTAGAACTGGCGATTTTATTATAGCTGTTTCAAATACAGATAATGTAAACCTATCTACTCACGAACGAATGCGAATTACCTCAGACGGCTACGCTAGGCTATCAGCTAGCTCAGGAGGTATTCAATTTAATGGAGATACGGCGGCGGCAAACGCTTTAGACGATTACGAAGAGGGTACATTTACACCATCAATGACATTTGGTGGTGGGTCTTCTGGAATTAGTTATTTTGATAGAATCGGTAATTATACAAAAATAGGAAGTCAAGTTACTTGCACTATATATTTAGCTTTAACTGGAGTTGGAAGCTCTACTGGAACTGCAAAAATAACAGGCCTTCCTTTTACTGCATCAAATGCAAATAGAGGAATAGCTGCCGCCTCAACAATAAGATTTAACTCAATAGTTTTTGTCGGTCAATTAGGCGTGCAAGGTCAAACAAATGGAACTGTTATTGACTTTTTTCAAACAACCGAGGCTGGAGTTTCTAGTGCTTTGACTAATTTAAATTTTAATAGTTCTTCAGAAATGGTAATAACAATAACTTATTTTACTGCATAAAATGGCACTAACAGAAAAAAAAATTATCGACAAAATAGAATTACTTGAAAACAATTCTATACAAGTAAGGACTGCAAATGTAATTGAAAAGGATGGCGTAGAAATTTCACGAATCTTTCACCGCCATGTGGTAAATCCTGGCGACGACCTAGCAGAGCAAGACCTAAAAGTTAAATCAATTGCTAATGCAATTTGGACAGACGAAATAATTTTTAACTTTTTACAATCGCAAAATAAAATAGCATGAAAAAAATAGAACCAGTAACAATTTGGAAAAACGGCGAAAGCCAAGAGGCTAATTTATTAAATGCCTACATTATTAACGACAACTTGCAATCGTCTTGCTCGTTTTACTATTCGCTAAACACAAGCGGAGACGGAACGGAGGCAATGCCATTATTATTGGGTCAAGTAGTTGCCGAGGGTAACCTAACAATGGACGGAGAACAATATTTGGCTTGGGGCGGCTCAAATGATATTGCCTTTGCTTACATTGCAGAAAAATTAAACTTAACACTTATTGAAACTGTATGATTGTAAACCTAGTCGTTGCCGTTACTGACATTGAAGGCAACAAAATCACAAATGAAAATGGCGAGTTTATGTACTTGTCAAAAATGGTTGGGAATGCTTTGTTTTCAGCCGAAGAGAAAGACGACCCAATTAGAGTTTATGAGTTGGCAAAAAAGATTTATCACTCTAAAGCAGAAATTGAACTAAGTAAAAGCGATGCCGATTTAATCATGGACAAGGTAAAAGCCAAAGGCTTTACTGTGCTTGTTTTGGGGCCTCTTTACGGATTATTAAAATAAAAGTAATGGTAATTAGAGAGAACCGTTAGTTTGCGGATGTTTAAAACTATAAAACTAGCATACGTCATACTCTATTTAAAGGGCTAAATTTTAGCCCTTTTTTATTTGCTTTAAAATGCCTTATTTTTGGTAAACGAATTAATAAAAAGTAATGCACCACGTCCCTCCATTTGAACAAGTTTTAGGCCTCGGAATTATTGGAACGCTTGCCTCGATTATCGATATGAACGAATCCTTACGATTTCTAATTTTGGTCTTTATGTTTCTTGGCATAGTTATTAAGACTTGGGAGCAAGTAAAGAAAAGCGAGTTTTTCTTGGAGGACATGAAAGGGATTTGGCGCAAAATATTTAAAAAGTAATGGCAAAGGCAGTACAAGCAAACAAGCCAAATTCATTTGGCAAGCGTCGGAACGGAAAAGCTAAAAAATCATATTCTAAAAATGAGCAAAAGCCAAAAAGATATCGTGGACAAGGACGCTGAAAAATCAAAATACATCCGCCTGGGAATTTGGGCGGTTTTTTTAATTGTAGTCGGCGGAGTTGCTGCCTACTTTCTACCTGAGCATTCGGTTGGGTCATTCTTTGACCTACTTAAAACAATTGTAACCTCTTTAATCCTATAATGGAAATAAAAAGAATTTCGAGGAATTTGCACCAAATCAACCTCGACCAAAAAGAGTCCAAAATTGCTTTATTGTCGGACATCCATTGGGACAATCCTAAATGCGACCGAGAGAAATTAAAGCGGCATTTGGATTACTGCAAAGAGAAAGAAATGCCAATATTTATAAACGGCGATTTCTTTTGCCTCATGATGGGGAAATATGACCCTAGACGAAGCAAAAAGGATATTTTACCCGAACATAATAAGGCAAATTATATAGACGCGGTAATTGAGGACGCCGTAGATTGGTGGACACCTTACGCCCATTTAATTACGGTTATTGGTTACGGCAATCACGAGACAGGAATTATAAAGCATTTAGAAACAGACCCATTGCAACGCTTTGTTGATTTGCTAAATTACACGAATAAGACTAGCGTATATACTGGCGGTTATGGTGGTTGGCTAGTCATTAAAAAGCAAGTTGAAACCAACACTTTCATGACAAAAAATTTAAAGTATTTTCATGGAAGCGGAGGCGGTGGTGTTGTTACAAAGGGAGCGATTAACTTGACAAGAGCGTTAGAAATGTATGAGAATATGGATGTATTTGTAATGGGCCACATACACGAAAATTCAAGTCGTAACGATGCTAGGGACACAATCCAATACAACCCAGGTAAGCATTACCACGAGCTATTGCAAAAACAAATTCATCTTGCAATAACTGGAGCCTACAAAGAGGAATATGAGGACGGATTTGGTGGATGGCATATTGAACGCGGCGCCCCAATAAAGCCGACAGGAGGCCGCATTTTAACCTTAGAGGGTCGACGAATTAGGTCGAAGGATAATGACTCTTGGGAATTGTTAGTTGATTCTTGTAAATTTCCGTTATGAAACTTTCGACAAACTTTAGCCTCGACGAATTTGCCAGCGCTGACGGTACGGCGCCAACAAATGACGTGCTTAAAAACTTGACCGAGTTAGCTAAAAACTTGGAGGCTCTACGTAAGCATTTGGGCCAGCCAATACGTATAACGTCAGGGTTTAGGTCAAAAGAACACAACGCAAAAATTGGAGGCGCTTTAAATAGCTTTCACGTCCTGGGGATGGCGGCCGACATTCAGGTTGCAAAAATGAAACCCGAAGACGTTGCAAAGGCAATAGAGCTATTGATTAAGGATGGCAAAATTAAAGAAGGCGGTTTGGGAATTTACCGAACTTGGATTCATTATGATATTAGAGGAACTAAAGCACGCTGGAAAATATGAAAGCAATTTTAGAATATTATTTACCCGAAGAAAACGACGATTTTCAAGCGGCAATAAACGGCCATAACTATAAAAGCGCCATTTGGGATTTTGACCAGTTGCTAAGGTCTGAAATGAAGTACAAGGAATTATCGGACGATACTTATCAGGCTTATAAATGGTGTCGCGAGGAGCTTAGAAAAATTTTAGAACAAGATAACCTTTTCATCGAGCAATAATGCCACTACCAAAGCCAAAACCAGCCGAAACTCAAAGCGATTTTGTCGCTCGATGTGTTGCAGACCCAATTATGGAAAAGGAATTTCCACGCATCGACCAGCGTTTAATAATTTGTTACGTTCAATTCAGAGGCAAAAAATGAGAGAGTTACTAGACGACGAGCGGATAAGAATTGCAATTATTTCGTTTTTAATTGGCGTTTTGCTGGCTTTTGTTGTTTACCCAAGACCTGAGCAAGAGACAGTATATAAGTTTGAAAGCGTGACAAAAACAGACACTTTAATTGTCGAGGTTAAGGACACCGTTTACGTCCCTAAAACAAAGATAAAAACGCAAGTTTTAAGGGATACAATCCTAGTCGATTATAAGCCTAAAATAAGCCAGTTTAACGCGTCCTTTCCTTTTGAGTATGGAAGTACCAATGTAAGCGGCGAAGTCTTGGGAGAAGTGCTTAAAATGACCGCGACAAGCGATTTTAAAATACCAGTCGTAACCAACACGATTACGAATACAGAAACCAAGACAATTGTGCAAAAACCTAAAGGAATTTACTTGGGCGCTGGCGTCAATTCGTTGCTTCAGCCAAATGCTAAAGTTTCCTATTTGGACAACAAATATTTGTTTAGCTATCAATATCAACCTTTGGAAAAAGTTCACCAAATCGGAATTGCTAAAAAGTTATTCTAAAGGTTAATAAAAGTTCCCAATTTGTCAACTTATAGGTTGTTATTCGGTTAAATTCCGAATTGTTTGTTACCTTTTTATATAAATTCGTCCCAAAAATCGACAATATAAGTGGCCAACCGTCTACATTTTGGCGACATTTGGCACGTTATAAATGCATGAATTTTTCCTAATTGTGGCAGATTCGCCTTATTTAGGTTTTACTATGTCCTGAAGCTGACCCCAAATAGCTTCGCTTAAATCACCCCAGTACATTTCGCATTTGCCATCCTTAATAGGCGGATTCATAAAATAGGATTGCATATACTCGCTTGGCTTTGCCGTAAATCTGTAGCAGCTTTCTTTGTAGGGACAATTTGTCCCTGGGCACATGGTTATGTCAGGACTCATTATTATATGTATTTAGGCGTTTTATTGCACTTTTGTACGATTTATACGGAATTGCATATAAAAATAGCCGTTAATGCGTAGTATATCTTACATTTTATACCCTTTTTGTAAACTCTAGTTAACCTTATCCATTTATCTTTAGCAATACCAGGTAACCAATCAAATCGTTTATAACGTCCTCATCGTCTCGCTCTAAGCTACCATTTTTAATTCGCTTTAGCTTGTCGTCAATCCTAACCAGTAGTCCCTCCTTAGCGGACAACTGACTAAATACGCAAAGAGGCTCAAGAGCGGAGTTTCCGTATTTTAGATTTTTGGCAATTAGCAAGTCCCGTATTTCGTCAAGTACAACACAAACTTGGACGGCAAATAAATTATTCTCCATTATTTAGTATTTTCATCAATAATGCCATGAGCAACAAAATACCAATTATCGTTGGAGTCATTCTTAAAAGTCTTTTTCTCGTCATAATATTGCTTAAATGATTTGTACTCGTCTCCAAACGTGTATTGGCTACTTTTGTATTTTGACCGTCCTTTTTTAACCAGCAATCCATCGGGAAACAAAACGTAAAATTCGTTTTCCTCGACTGCCTGGTTAAACTCCAAATATTGCATCCACCAATCTACTGGCTTTCTGTTTTCGTCCAGCACCTTGGTCGCTTTCAGGTAGCCAAACGGATTTAAAATTTTGTCCTCTTCCATACGCAAGTTAAAAGCATAAAAAATGACACGGAAAAAAAAGATTGCCTTTTGATTAAAATATTTTTGGTAATATGTTGGAATATCAGAAATAAGTAATAATTTCGGGTATTCATTTAAACAAACACCCACAAACCCATTTAAAAATGAGCAATTCAGAAACAGTATCACGCGAATTCTTTGACAAACCATTAGATTTTACCTACGAAGGCCGCGATTACATTTGGTATGGTATTTATAAGCTCCGGAACACAGGACTCCGGGTAGATATTGAGATTTTAGATACAGATTTTTTCGCTTATTACCGAGATTTTAGTGATGTTTTAATACAAATATTACCAACAAATGACATTCTAAGTCAGATTGAGATTGAAATACAAAAAATTATAAATTTTAAATAATCAAAACACACCTATGAACTACGACACAGAAACACATTACGACCAGCAAGTAAATTTTATTTACGAAGGCTTTGAGTACGTTTGGCAAGGCGACTACACTGTTAACAATTCCGCCGAGGACGAGAGCGAGTACGCGCCAGGATATGGCGAAACAGAAATTGTAATAGACCATACCTCCAGCCTATTTTATTTTAACCCGTCAACCGATGAGGTAATTGAGGTAATCCCGACGGCAAGTATTTTAATGGAATTAGAGATAGAAATTGAACGCAACCTTTAAACACTTAAACACCTATGGAAAAATCACAGAGTATCACAAACCTAACGCAAGGCTTAGCCAAGTTCCATGCCATGGTTGGGAAAATTAGCAAAGACGCTAAGAATCCGTTTTTTAAGTCCAATTATGCCAGCTTGCCTCACATTATTACAGAGGTTAGCGAACCGCTCGAAAAGGCTGGTTTAATCCTTAGCCAGTTTCCAAACGGCGACGGTCTTACCACAATGCTAATACACGCCGAGAGTGGCGAGTACATTTCGGCAACTTACACGCTCCAGGTAGTGAGACAAAACGACCCACAAGCGCAAGGCTCGGCAATTAGTTACGCTCGTAGATATGCAATTACAAGCATTCTAAACCTAGCAATTAGCGACGATGACGGAGAGGCTGCAACACGACCAGTACGCCAGGCTCCAGCGGTTACAAAAACCAAACCGACCGACGAGCAATTTGCCTACATCGTTAGATATCTAAACGGAACGGATGCACAAAAAAAGCAAGCCAAAGAGGCTTTGAGTAAATACATTTTAACACAAGACCAACAAGACACCTTAGACGGATTATTATGAACTTATACGAAATAACAAGAGAGGCTCAAGAGTTAGCCTTTCTACTTGAAACTGACGAGCTTACACCTGAGCTGGAGCAAATGCTGGTAATTAACCAAGAGCAACTCCAGGCAAAGGCTGGCAACTATGCCAAGGTAATCGCAAACATTCAAAGCGATGCAGACGCAATCGACCAAGAAATTAAAAGACTCAAGGCGATGAAGGACAATAAAGAGCGAGCTATTACAAGGCTCAAGGACGCTCTAAGAGAGGCAATGCTAGTAAGTGCCATCGACAAGATAGAAAGTCCTTTATTCAAGCTCTCTTTACGCCGTAGCGAAGCGGTTGAGGTTGACATTGTGGAGGCTTTACCTAGCCAGTTTGTCAATATTAAAAACGTGGTAACCGCTGATAAGGTAGCAATCAAAGAAGCCATTAAACGAGGCGAAAATATTACTGGCGCAAGAATAATTGAAAATTTTAACCTCCAAATCAAATGAGCCATTACACATATTTAGGCAAGTTTATACAACGCCCTGGAGACTTGGCGCCAAAAGGTGTCGCCTCCACATTTAACGAAGAGAAATTACCTTTTAACGAAACATTCGAAAGACTATGGAATTTGATGAAATAACCCAGCAAATCAAGTCCCTTTACCTGGAGGGATTGACAAGAAAAAAGATAGCCAAAACGCTTGGCTTAGATGTTCAAAAGGTTGGCTATTTGCTCTACACAAAAATGAAGATGCATGAGATTTACCCTCGTAAATTAATGGACGAAAACATTTTCCAAATCCTTACCGACCATCAAATTAGTAGGATTCTAACTTTGGCAACTTACGGCTATTGCTGCCGAGAAATAGCTGAAGACCAAAACCTAGAATTTCGAAAGGTTAAAAAGTTGCTGGATGTGGCAGAGGCTAAAAACATGATTCAGAAAAAAGTATAAATTCTTTTTTATTTCTAAGATTAAGTTTAATATTGCTAAAAATTTAAACCAAAACATACATGAAAACGCTATTTAAAATCATTTACACAATCCTGGCTTTCGCGCCAATCTTTGCCTTGTTTTATATGCTTGGCTTAAAATTATCCTAAACACCTAAAACCAAACTCCTATGGAAACGATTAAAATTAAAACCACGCATTTTGTAGAAACCGAGTTTAATTTACCTAAGTACTTTAAAATTGCTCATCACTACCAAATGATTTTGGACGACAAAAATTACTTATTTGTCAAGTCTCGTTTAGAAAATACATTACTTATTTATCCTGAGATTTCAATACATCCAATTAGCTATTCTGCTGGACGCTGGTACGACGAAACCATTAAACAGGAACTAATACCAATTAGCGAGCAAGAGTTTAAAGACGAGTTTACAAAAGCAAGTGTTGAACTATTAAACTATTTGAATTGATGGAATCGACCGACTCTCAAAACGCACTTATCAAGGGATGGCTTTTAAACGGCCATTCCCTTACTCAGCTAGAAGCTTTGACCCAGTTTGGATGCTTCAGGCTTGCGGCTAGGATTGCTAACCTTAGAGATAAGGGTTTTAATGTAGAAACCGACATGGTTACGCTAGAAAATGGAAAAAGAGTTGCACGATATTTTATAAAACGATGACACCTAAAGAAAAAGCTATTGAAATTTATACTAAAATGTATAACGAAGTTTATGCCTCTTATGGGACTGATTTTTTAGCGAAACAATGCGCTTTAATAGCGGTTAATCAACTTGTTGATGAAATTATTTCTTTTGATTCTCAAATGTCAGAAGCAAGGCTTTTCGATAAAGATTTAAAATATTGGTTAGAAGTAAAAAAAGAAATCGAAAAGCTATGACACGAGAGGAAATAATAATAGAACTCAACCACAGAGCAACCCAAAAGTATTTGGTATACTTGGCCCTCCAGGAAATCATGCTGGATTATTACGAGGACATTACGATGTTAAAAGCCTTTGACGGCGATTTAAAAACCAAACACAAAAACATGATTAACGCGCTAAAAAGAAAGTCAACCGAGGCGTTTAGATTCTTGGAGAATTACGATGGAGGAGAGGCTACAATTAAGCAGTTTCACGAGTTTGTGACCTTGTTTGAAAAGCTGCATCATTCCATTGACAAGGGCGGCTCTTTGTTTCACGATTGCCTAAATGCTATAGAACTAATCTTAAATAATAATGAGACACAGAAACCTAACTGAATACGAAAAGCAGCTAATTTTTGAAAAATGGCAAGACCGTACACCTACAAAGGTAATTGCCTTGGAAATGGGTGTAAGTTATATGTGCATTTATTACCAACTAAAGAAGCGTAACTTGGTTGGTTAAATCCAAAATGTTTATATTTGTGTATTAAATGAGAGATTTAAGAGGTCGGAGCCTTAAATCTTTCATAGGTGAAATTCACCCAAGGCCCATCGACTCCGACACGATAGGGCCTTTTTTATTTTACTTATGAGCGGATGGATTAAGGTACACAGGCAATTATCAAACCATTGGATTTGGGATAAACCCGAATATTTAAAATGGTGGTTGGACATTTTGATGCAAGCCAACATCGAACCAAAGAAGGTTTTAATTAAAAACCAGCTTATAGAAATCAACCGAGGCGAGGTTGTTTATTCTTACGAAACCTGGGCAAATAGATGGAAAATTAACAAATCTAAAGTTTTGAGGTTTTTAAAAATGCTTGAGAAAGATTCAATGATTGTGTTAAAAAGCGAAACGGTTACGACACGGATAACTATCTGTAAATATGATACTTACCAAGGTGAGCGAAACGATAGTGAAACGCAAGTGAAACGCACACGAAACGCAAGTGAAACGCAAGTGAAACCAACTAAAGAAGTAAAAGAATTAGATAAGGAAATAAGTAAAGAAATGTTTATCTCTTTGGATGAGATTACGCAAGAGATGGCAAAGGAAAAGCCAATGCAAAGACCTTACTTTTTAAGGATGCAAGAAATACACGGAATAAGTGAAAGCCATGTAAAAGACTATTTCACTAAATGGAAAATATTAAAGGAAGGAGAAGCAATGACAATAAGCAAAGCTCAGAACTCATTTAACCTTTACTTAAAAAATAGTTTATCCAGCAATCAAGGCACAAAAGAAAATGAGCCTCCTAAATACGCTAAATCAACAATAAAAGACAACTGGTGGTAAGATGAAAGAGATACAAGAATTAAACGACCTAAACAGAAATGTTTGGGGATTGATTGTACAAGCTCAGCAAACTAAGAATTGGGCCTTAATGGAAGTAAACCTAAAAAGGTTGTACGCTCTACAAAAAAAGTATGTCAATATTATAAATTTACAAGATTACGATTTAAAAGGTACTAAATTAGCATTGCAAGAAGAGGCAAGGCAAAATAGGATATTTGAAAGGCAATGGTTTACAGACCTAGCCAAGAAGCAAGGCAAATACAACGAACTTAAAACGGAAATTGATAAATACTTTTTTGAATGAAAAAACATAACAAAGAGTTCGACCTAGATTTTTGCGAGGCATCAATTAAGACATTTGCTGGCCAACGCGAGTCAATGCTAAACAATTTCCGTAAGGGCAAAGAGGCTGGGAGTAAAACCTATGTAAGGGATATCGACCAAGTAACCAGCGGAGGATTGCAAAATAAGATGTGGTCTTGGAAGGCTGGAGAGTTTAACTTGTGGACGGGATACAACAACGAAGGTAAATCCCAATTCCTTATTTTTCTTTGCGTCTTAAAGGCAATAAATGAGGGTTGGAAATTCGCTTTTTTTAGTCCTGAAAATTACCCTCCTGACGAGTTCTTCGATGACATTATACACACGATAACTGGAAAGAGTACCGACCGAGCTTACAAGAATTTTGACCTTAGCGAAGAGGAGTATTTAAATGCCTTTGATTTGGTAAAGGATAATTTCTTTTTTGTTTACCCTGAAAAAAACGGAGTTCCTGACTTTAGAATAGAACAGATTGAAAGCGTATTTGAGTTTCTTGTGTGGGAGAGAGGAGTTAACGCGGTAATTGTTGACCCGTACATTAAAATCCGTCATGAGATGGGCCCTGGAGAGCAAGAGCATTTGTACGCGTCGCGCTTTATGATGGACCGAATCAACTTTACTCGAAAGAATAATGTTTCTTATCATTTGGTAATGCACCAAACAACACCACGAAAAGAGAAAGACGGCAATTATCCGCCTCCAAGTCTCTACCAAATTAAGGGGGGGGGTACCTTTGCAGATTCGACCGACAACACCATAAGCGTTTGGAGACCGAATAGAGCAACCGACCCTAACGATACAACGCTAATAATTAAGACGGATAAGATTAAGAAGCAAAAGCTGGTTGGAATACCTTTTGAGATTACAATTGATTTTAACAGAAAGCGCAACCGTTACATTGGTAAAGATGGATTCGATTACTTTGCAAACGCAAATGTTAAAAGCCATCAATTTCCAGGAGTAGAAAAGTTTCCCAATTTGGGAACAAATAATTTTGAGATTGAAACAGAAACTAAATCACCGTTCTAAAAATATGGCAACTACTTATTTTTTATCAAACAGGAAAGAAAAAGATTGGGTGCAATTAACTAGGCAAATACAAATGTTTTGCCTTAGGAAAGGAATACCATTAGACGCAAATATTAATATTGAAATTAGTGAATCAATGATTTTTCAAACAGGATTACAGACAGTAAAAATAACTATTAACTAAAAAAACCATGAGCAAGATTTACGGCGGAAACGCAAAAATTATCCAAACCAAGTTTGGCGAAATGACAAAGATTAGCCAAAGCCGTAGCGATTTAGAAAAGCTATTGGCATACCTAAACGCAAACGATTCAGAATGGGTAAACCTGGTATTAAAGGAAAAGCAAGAAAAGGTTGAAGGCAAGCCAACTCACTACTTGGAGGTTGACGATTGGAAGCCAGTACAAGTGGCAAACAAGTCGACAGAGAAACGCATTGTCGAAAACGATAACTTACCGTTTTAATGAAAAAAAATGATTTGTACGCAATCTTTGTGGCGCTTGTAGGGATTACCCTACTGGCGTTGCTAAAGGTTTCTAGTTTGCTGCTTTTTGTAGTGGCTTTGGCTTTGTGGACTTTGGCTTGGTCTTGGATTTACAAAAAATGTAAATGATTCAATTTAAGATAAACGAAAAGCCTTTGAGTGTTAATTTAGCTTGGCAAGGCAAACGTTTTAAAACGCCAGCTTACAAAGAATACGAAAAAGCAATGCTCTTGCGTATGCCAGCGTCAAAGGTGGACACAAGCCAAATGTTAAGGGTTGAGTTTTTTTTTGGCTTTAGCAACAAAGCTTCTGACCTTGACAATCCCGTAAAGTTATTATTGGATTTGGCTCAGAAAAAATACGGCTTTAATGATTCGAATGTTTACGAGTTAAACGTCCGCAAATGCATTGTCAAAAAAGGAGATGAGTTTATACAGA